TTATTTTTCCTCCTTCTTTTCTTCGATCTCTTTCGGTTGAGGCTGCAGACCGACATATTTATCGTCGGATTTTTCGTAAGCTTCTTTTGCTTTTTTCATATCCATGTTATTGGTCCTCCTTCTTCGGTTTTGAATAGGTCAATGCTTGTTCGCTATCAGACAACCCGTGCGTCGTAGGATCAGCAGTAATTCCCAAGAAAGCCAGTAGTGCGAATAAAGCATTTATTACAGCTAATGCTTTATCTCCGTAAGTAGAGAGGTCTAATGTATAGCCAAATGCTGCTGCGACCGCTTGGGCTAATAGAATGACTAATGGGACAACGCCCACCCAAAATGTTTTCGATTTGATTCTTAACTTCCAATTGATTTTCATTTTTCTTCACTCCTCTAGTTAAAAATTAAATTTAAGATCACCGTAATCAAGCTGCTCGCTCCGGCAATCCCTAAAATAAGCTTCCAGCGATTTTCCGTATTCAGCATCTTCAATTCATCTGAACGCTTTTCAGCGTCCGTGTTGCGTGTCAATATCGCGTTTAGAATTTCATTATTTTGTCTCATCTGTTCGGTGTTCTGTTCACGCAAATATTTATTTGACTCATCCACTCGAATCAAACTTGCATCTATTGTCTTTTGCATTGCTAGTGAGCGCTCGTTTAAACGACTGATTTCTTTGTCATGTTGCTTCAGTTTATCTTCGTGCTGTTGCACTTGTGTTTCTAGTTCCATCCACCTGGCTCCCCCTTCCAATCAAATAAAGAAGCACACCCGAAAGTGTGCTTAAAACTAATCTCCTAACCTTTCCATTGTAAAGAAATCCATATTGATAAATTGTAAAGCGTTCGTTGTGTTGTTCGATTCCGATACACACCAGAATTTATCACCAACTTTGCATTGCCTAATTTGCTGCCCCGATTGACGGCTTCTGTTTTGGATGGCACCTCCGAATGGGAACATATCTAGTTTCGTTTCTGATCCGCTAGTTGCATCTTTGTGCACCAAACTAACATAATGCCAAAGCGTCACACTTGTCCGAAATTGCCGCTTACACACACCACTAATTAAATACTGTCCTGCTTCAGACACCACGACTTCTCCATCTGAGTTGACCGTAAAGTAAGGTTGATTATCTTTGAAAGTCCCTGCCCTATAATTGTCTGAAATACCGAACTTGCCAAAATTAGGAGTTGTTGGATCCGCAACTTGCCTGTTTTCGCCTAACACAATTTGTTTACCACGTTCGATTAATTGTTCCTTTTTCCACTCAGCTAGAGTTTTAGGACTGACAATTTTATCCGTTGCTTCACCGGTATCGACTTCTTCCTGCGTCGCCATACGAGAATCTACGTGCTGCTTGACGCCCATTGGAGTAATGAACTTGTTTCCCGCAAGCCCCTGTTCTGAATCGGTTTGATTAGCTGTAGCGTAGTTGTCCACGTTACCGAGATTAACCTGAGCCTTTGTTACTGAATGCGGATTGGTTTTGTCAGCAACATGACTATCGTACTCCGTTTTACTGGCTTGCTCCACATTCGTAACATTACCTAATCCGACTTGGCCTTTGGTAACTCCATGAGGATTGGTTTTATTTGATGTATGGGATGTAAAATCAGTTTTAGGCGCTTGTTCTACATTGGTCACATTTCCAAGTCCTACTTGTGCTTTAGTTACCTTGTGCGGATTGCTCGTATTTTGATCATGTTCGTCTAGCCCTGTCTCCAAATGATTTATTCTTTCGGCAGTGACTACTGCACCATTCTGGATATTTTGTTCCTCTGTTTTATTGTCATCATAAGGAATCCAAGTTTGCTTTTCGTAAGCCATTTACTCACCTTCTTTATCAATTTCTTCTGTAGCAGTTGAATTCAATGCAACGGTCAACTTTGCATTTTCAAGTTCTAAGTTCGTAATACGTTGCAACAATTGCTCAATCACTTTTTCAGCGTCTATATTCACGGTTCTCCCCTCCATCCTTCTTCTATTTCTTCATTGTTATATTCTTGCAGAACCAAACGATCTTTTTCATATCCTGTGCGTTTGGCTTTGAGTTCCCAAGCAAATCGAATCAACGGTTTATCAGAACAAATTAGAAAAGCGTCTGACCGAAAATCAGATACCCATACTCTAGCATTGTCATAACTTTGCAAAAAGACTTCATAGGGAATGTCTAGGTTGACAGTATCCCCGAAAATCGTATCGATTGGTACCCATACTTCACATTCAGAATTGGTCAAACTTCTACCGATGTCGCCTAGATAACTTTCTGCCGTTTCGTATGCTGGTGTTGCTCTCACCCCGTCTCTGGTAACGTGAATAGCATTTTTAGACCCTTTAACATTGAGCGAGGCTCCTACAGTGAGATTCCATTCTACTTGAACCCTGTTTCCCATCAGATAAGTTGGATTACTCGGAACACCTAGTTGCAGTAGTTTACCTTCATCGGAGTTTAAAATCACACTACCATCTTTATTTATATCTAAAGACCCTCGCGGCGACCAACCCGTGGAGGTGACGGTTTCGTACCCAGCTATTCTAATTCCTCCATTGCCGACGACAGTCGGGGTTCCATCTAGTTTGCCAATTCCTACAATCACATTTTGGTCATAGATTCTGATGTTCGAAGTAGTTGGAATTCCATCATAAACAATCAGACCATTATCACCTAAAACGGTTGATTGGCCTACGCCATTGTTGAAATACATGAGACTTTTATCCAAATCGATATTGATCTTTCCTAAAGAATTCGTAATATTTCCAGATTGAAAATTGACTTGTCCTGTATCGAAATTAATGCTCAAATCCTTTCCTTTGGCCGTACCAGTGGAAATCGATTTTGCGTTTAAGTTTGTAACAGTGATCTGACTAGCGTCTAAAGTTCCTGTCCGGATCTTTCCTGCATCCACTTCTGCAATCATGGCGGAAGTAATAATCGCGCTATCGATCTTTGTTTCCTTAGTCAACCAAATTTTAGCGCCTTCAATTTTCAGCCATTCTTTACCGTCCATTTCGTTACTAAGATTGATTGTTTTGACGATGTCGTCTTTTGGAGTGGCGTTTTCGATCTTGTCTTTTATGTCTTGTGGCATAGTCGTAGAAGTCGTCATCACCCACTCAAAAACGCCCGGAGATATCTGTTGATAAACCCAAATTTCATCATCAGGGCCATTCTTCTTGAACCATATATCCCCTTCTTTAGGATGTTTCGGTTCTTCAGTGCCATCGTAGACATTGTTCTTTCCTGCAGCATCTACTCGATAATCAAGTTCGTCCAATTTTTGTTGAAGTGGCCCTTTGAAGGTCGAAACATTTGATGAATAGGCTTTCGTATCTGCGCTAATCGTTGAGTTTAGTCCCCCATCGAAAACAATCGTATAGTTTAACACAGGAGACTTGAACTGTTTTCCTTTACGATCTACCATTGTGACCCAATCGCCAACCTCTAAAGCTGGATTTCCGCGCCATTTTAAATTAATGGGATAATAATTTATTCCCTTCGTTTGTTGGAAAATCAAATTCAGTAGAGACTGTGTCATTACATTATTCTCTATACTGATTTGCGCTCCCATTGCCGATCCAGTTTGTAAAATGGTTGTTTCGTTACTTGACTCTCCTTTAGGCGTAACTACTTTACAAGTAATTCCTTTAGGTTGATACGTAAGCTCGCTCTTGGTAAGTCCTTTTAAGAAATACTCATTCGGATCAATGCGGAATCGCGGGTCTTCTAAATTTCGAATCGCTAATCGTCCATAACGATCGAAGAACACGAAAACAGATTGAAACTGGCCAATCAATCCAATCGCTTGTCGATAGGTATAACCTACTGGCTCATTGATGACATATTCATTTAAATGGTTAAACGAAACGGGGTCAATTTCAGAGCCGCTTAAGTTTGCGATTTCTAAGGCGACATATGGAAGTTCAATTGGATAAGACAGCTTCGATTGATAATCAGACTCCATAAAAATGAAGCCATCTCTGGCTTCAATGGTCGTGGTATTCTCGTTTCGGTTCGGATCCACACGATCGCTGATATAAAATGTCCCCAACGGGACAAACTCATAACGATCCGGAATATAGCTCACTATTCTTGCTTTTCCTATTCTTACTCGACCGATTCTCGAAACATTATTGATATCCGACGGTAGACCAGAACCATGAATTTTTATTCCTAATTCAATTTTCACTTCATCTAATTCTTTTACTCCTTCAACGATTTCAGTAAAGATAATTTTTACTGTCGCCGATTGAGTGGACCCTATTTGATAGTTCTCCCCACCGAACACACCTGTCGAATAATTGATCGTTTTGATTTTATCTTTCAGATAGGTTGTTCCATTGATTGTTACTTTTGCGAAAACTTCACGTTCCGATTCTTTGAAGGCTTTATGAAATTCTTCTGTCACGTTCAGCATGTCAGCACCTACATTTCAATGAATGGCACAGATAACCCTTGCCACATCATCTTTGAAAATTTGTCGTTCCATGAGTAAACGGGAATTGAGCGATCGCCACAATAAAACGTTTTGATGATTAACCCGCCTTCTTGCGGATCAAGGTATCTAACGGTGAAAAACGCCGCATTAATTAAGCGCAAAATTAAAGAGACCTCTGATGTATTCAGAGGTCCCCATTTCGCATCCAACTTTGTTTTTCTGCCTAAAATATCCCTTACCATGTCTCCGTTCGCATTCCGTCCACTAGAGCCACTATCTAAGGTTTGGATACTCACTGTGAGTTCTTTTGGTATTGCCACTTTTGATCCTGCTTTTAAAAAATCCATGTTTTATCCTCCTTACAAGTTAAGTTCTAGGGCTCCTATTTGTTCATGATACTGATTGATTCCTTTTACAGTCACTTGTCCTAATCTCGTGGAATCTACTTCAAGAATAACTTCTATCGGTTGATCGCTACCTTTTAGGTTTAGACTAGACAGCGCTTGTACAATCGCATTTGTGATGGATTCCCCAAGATTTGCCAATAAATTAGTAGACAATCCCTCCATACCGTTGCCTGCAATTGACATGGTCGAAGTTCCTTTTTTACTACTGCTGCTACCGGAGTATCCATCAGAAGAATCTCTAAACACATCGGGCATAGATAAGTCAGGGATTTCGTCATACCCCATAAAATCTAGAGCTTCATTGATTCGTTGGAAGGCGAGTTGTGGTTTACTTAATGGAACGACCATCTCGGGGTTATTGCCCTCAGCTAATTGATACAATCCAAATCGATCGACCAATCCACCATCAGCAAACCCAGTGAAATTATTGATCATTTCGACAATCATATTTGTTACCGCATTTTTTGCCATACTCATCGCTCCAGAAGCGATAGAATACATGGGATCTAACATACCCGATAAATTGACAAATTTAGCCATTGCTTCGGATACCAACGCAGAAGGATTAGAAATAACATCCCATACATCTTCTGCAATTCCTTTTGCTTTGTCAAACCCATTCGTAAAGAAATCTTTGAAAGAACCGAATATCCCACCAGAATAGTGGGGAACCATACTTCCTGGTAATACTTGCGCTCCCTGAGGCAAGTTGACCATAAGATTTCTCTTCTTAGGAAACATTCCTATCCGTCCATCTCTTAATTTGAACATTTCTTGATACTGAGATCCTGAAGCATCATTGACTAGCGCCAGTCCTCCAGGGTGATTATCAGTCCCTGTTTTGTAAGATGGAATCTGCCAATTATCAAGTGACCACCCCGCATTAACCGAACCTAATACCCAATTAATCCCATTAATAATGGAGTTCACTGCATTGCCGATTGGTCGAATCATTGAATTCGCAATGTTTCCAATGGCATTACCAATCGCCTGTACCCCATTGGACAATCCATTTGCAATTTTCCCGGGTAAGTCGGACGCCCAGTTACCAATTTTCTCAAATACATCAGAAGCTACACTCTTCACGTCATTCAATTTAGAAGAAACGCCCTCTTTCAAACTGTCAAACGCTGAGACTGCTTTACTTTTTGCTGATTCGGCTCCTGAACGGACCGCTTCGGCTGCACTCGAAATTTTTGAACTTGCCGCATTTCGAACTTCTTCAAATTTACTAGAGGTCGCACTTCTTAGACCTTCCCATTTTTCAGATGCCCAATCTTTCGCATTCCCGGCTTTTTCTTTAACTGTGTTGGCGACATTTGTAAATTTATCTTTTGCAGAATTGTAGATTTCACTGGCTTTACTAGTCACAGCATCTTTCGCAGCATTCCATTTTTCCGATGTCCAGTTCTTTACGTTGTCCCACGCTTCAGAAGTAGCGGACTTTATACCATCCCACTTCTCACCAATCCACGCGCCCAATTCCCCAGCTTTCTCTTTAATCGTGTCCCAGTTTTTATAAAGTAAAACACCAGCTGCAATTAGGGCTCCGATAACTAGAACTACAATTCCAACAGGGCCGGTTAAGAACGCAATTGCCGCTGTTAATGCTTCAGTTACTCCAGTCGCTATAACTGCAACGGTATTCCAAATAGCCACTGCTGCATTGACTAAGCCCAGTGCTGTAGCGAAAGAACCTACGATAATGACGAAGTTAGAAAAACCTTCTGAATGTTCAGATATCCAATCACCAATCACTGTTAGCACTTCGCCGATCTTCTTCAGTACATCAACGATTATTCCGCCAGTCCATTCCGCAATCGGTTGTAATAAGTTCTCCCACAACCATGTGAAAGCTGGTTTTAATCCTTCTATAACTCCGTTAAGCAAATCAAGCGCGCCTCTCAAAGCATCAAGAAATGCAGGTATCAAATCTTCAATCGTGTAACTAGCTAAAGGCAACAAGACATTCTTATAAAACCATTCCAAACCATCCCCAATGTTTTGGGTCAATGGTTGAATAGCATCCAACAATCCTTTTATGGAATCGAGTAACGGTCTGAAATCAAGCGTCTTCGCCCATTCTGCAGTCGCTCCGGTCATACGGTTGATTGTCCCCAGGACTGTATCAATAATCTTCATAATCCCTTCGAAAATTGTTTGCCCTCGGCTATTTTCATCCCATGCTTCTCGGAAGCTTTTTGCTAGATTTCCAACAATATTGAAGATATTCGTAATGATTTCCATAATATTAGCTAGAATACTTTCGCCAATACCTGATGCGAAGGCTTTATCAAATGCTGTCGTAATTGAGTTAACTAACTTCAATACTTCTATTAACGCATCAAATATTGCTTGAATGACCGCAGTCCCACGACCGTCATCATTCCAAGCGTTTTGGAATGCTTTACCTATGGTTTCTATCAGATGAAATAGATTTGTATAATATTCAATCAATTGCCTTGCAAGCTCTACTCCAGTGCCATTATTCCAAACTTCTCGGAACGACTCCGCGATATCATGCAAGACTTCTAACCACTGATTTAAGGCATCAAATATTTGCTGAATGAGCTGCGTCCCTCGGCCGTTTTCTTCCCATGCAATCCGGAAGGCTCGTGCGATATCACCAATAATATACAAAACATCTCCCAAAAGAATGAGAAGATTTTCGACAAACTTTTGCCCAGTCCCATTTGTCCATACTTCCATAAACGATTTCCCAATCGCTTTGATCAATTTCCAAATTTCAGAAAGTGAATACTTAAAGGCGTCCATGACGCGTTTTCCTTGAGCATCCCAAGCTTTCTTTATTGGATCAAAGAGTTTCGATATGATGTCTTTAAACTTCTTGGCGAAATCCGTTAACCATTTAGGCGTTTCAGGAATTGCTGCGGATCCAAAGTCAGCCCAAGGATCAGATCCTGAACCACTTGGGTTCTTTGGCCTTGTTGGTATTTCTTGAGGAACAAACTCATTTGACTCGTCATCGGAATCATCACTAAAGTCTAAAATGTTTAATTCATCAAATCCCGCTAATAGACGTTTATACTCTTTAGCCTTTTTCCGAGCTGCCTCTGTTCTATCATGTTGATCTTTAAGTTGTTTATTTGAATCCTTAATGGATTGGGCCATCTCATCGTATCCGTCTGATGCATCAGATGCAGCACTACCCGTATCATCTAATGCTTGGACATTATTCATCAGTCCTTGTGCACCGTTGAATGCATCACCGATGTTCATTCCGAAAAGTGTGGATATAAATCCAGCAATATATCCAGTTACTTTAGCTAAAGCTGACATTAAAGCATTTATCGCTGGTAGCGCTGCTTGGTAAATCGGATAAAATGCCGTTAGTAAATTGACCTTAATTTGATTTAAACTTGCTGAAAACTGAGCATTCGTTTGTAATGCTTTAAAAAGACCTCCAGCTAAAGTCATGATTCCTTGGTATAAGAAAGTGAACAAGAACAACTGTGACCATAGCATTTTCATAGATCGGCCAAAGCCACCCATACCTTGAGCCATTCTAGATGTTCCGTTAGTGACTTGCTTCGATTGTCGATCAAAAAGACCACCAAATCGACCGATGGAATTACTCATCATGTTCTTAAATCGTGCAAAAAGTCCTTCGGATTGTTTAGTAGACCCTGAAAGATTTCTCATGCCATTTGCTGCCATACGTGCCTTAACAGGCTGTTCACCAAGTTCCGTATTTACGCTAGATAAAGCTGTCTTTAGAACGCCAGATCGATCTTCCAACTGAGCATATGATCGTTGTAAAGCATCATTGTCTGCAATCAACTTTTCCATTTTTGCTGATTGCTTAGAAATGGATTCGGCAGTCTTTGTTGATTGTGGTGTATCTTGAATACCTGTAGATTTCCACTTACCAGATGCGAAATTTCCTGTTTCTGTTTGTTGCATCTTCATTTCATTTTTCAGGGCCTTGACTTTGGCTCTCATAGCTTCAATTTGCCGTTCGTTGCCTTCCATCTTGGCTGAAATACTTGATAAGGAGTTGGGGATAGCATCATATTCGGATCTTAACCCTCGAACAATCGCTTGAGCTTGTTGTTGCGACTTGTTCATCTGAATTTGTGCTTTTGAAATTTGTTCGCCTATTCTCGACTCGCTTTTTGTATCACCAGATAAACGAGCACCGTTTTTATTAGCCTGCAAATTAGAAATTCGTTGTTGTGCTGCTTTCGCTTGTTGCATTTGCGTGTTCACTTTATCAACTGCCGTTTGGACATCCTTTGTCATTTTGACAGCGCCTTTAGATACACCGGCAGAAAGCGATTTTCCAACTTCTTCACCATTACTTGATGCTGATTGGTTCATTCGCTTCAGCATAGAATCAAAATTTGAATTCATTTTCTCGAATTGTTTGGTAAATTTATCGAACCCTTTAGAATCAGATAAATTCTTTTCTACTGCATCCATTCCCTGTCCTGATGAACTTTGGACTCGACTCATCATTGAGTCCATCTTTTGCTCAAATCGAGCGACCTTTTCCTCAATAGGACTCAGGTCACCATCAAAGACAACTTCAAGTCTATCCAGTTCCATGATCTATCCCCTCCTTCTCTTGTTTATTTTTGCGTTTTCTCGTAGCTTTAATCAATTCTGTACGCTCTAGCATACGTGCTTTATTGATCTCCCAAGCCTGTGGCTGATTCGATTGTTCTTGTTTATCTTCTGTTTTCAAGAATGGATAGTGTTGATCTGGTTTAGGCATTTTCTTCGGATCATTAAAACCATAAGCATTCAACTGTGCCGCTTTGTAATCCATCGTGGCCTTTTCTTCTAACTGTTGCTTTCTAATCGCAACATTTGCTTCCGCTTGTAACACTATTTCTTCATAGGTCATTGACCAATATTTCTCTGCAGGTATCCCAGCTTCTACAGCCTTGGGATACATTTCTTCTAGTAATTCAGAAAAAGAGGAGAACCTTACACCAGGCTCTCCTCCTCGTTCTTCTCTTCGCCGATTAAATCGGTTCTGTCCGTCTCTTCCTCTGAGCCGAAAAAACCTGCTTCTTCCATCAATTTTTGGATAACTTCCAATAATTTCATCATTGAGCCGCCATTATTTACATACTCATCGTACATCTCAGGCATATCTGCCATTTTGATATTGGCTGTTTGATTCGTTGCATGAAGAATCGTTAGCATCTCGCCTAAACGCGGCATCTTAAACCCGCCATTTCCGCTCATCATGATGCCGAACAGTGATTTGCCTAATCGTTTTTCAATATCCACTGTTGCTTTTCCGTCTAATACTAAAGATAATGTTTTCTTGCCAAATTCTACTTTCATTGGTTTCATATAGTTTTTCCTCCTAAGATTTAAATAGGGCCAGAGAATTATCCCTAGCCCATATAGTTTTCGTTAAACGTTTACGCCCAATCTGGGCCATCTGAAACAGTAACAGACAAAGTAAATTGATAGGCTCCATTTACTTCGCCAGATCCCATTTTCACAGTTACGCCACCGGTAAATGAGCAAACAGCCCCATCTGGATATTCCAATTCGAATTGCGCTTCTTTCCCAGAGGTTTGAACGGCCTTCAATCCAGAAAATACGGTTTTATCATACAAGAACGTGAACTCTAACGAATCCATATCTTGAATCCCAGAAATATACTTCTTATTAGCATCTTTTAATGTTGTAACATCGACTTGTTCCGGATCGCCACCAATTTCAGGCACTGCCTGCAAGCCTTCGATTTCTTTGAAAGTTGCGCTTTCACCTGTTCCTTGCTTCATTGAAAGCTTTGTATCCTTAGTTAGCAAACCGGCAAATAATTGTAAATTCATCGGCAAGATTTTTGTTTTCTTCATGGTATTTCCTCCTAATTATTGGTATACAAAAAGCGTTCGATTATCTACTACTCCTCGGAATGTTAGAATCGAACGCTTTAGTGCGTCTTGATTGACATCGTCGCTGGCTATGTTTTTAAATCCAATCTCTTTCAATACTTTGATTATTTCACTCTGCATTTCTGATAATGATTTGTTTCCATACAAATCAACTTTTACTGTCCATTCAGTTAATGCTTCATTGTCGGAAATATCTTTCTTGTGTGGCTTTGCCTTTGTCGAATATATTGC